TAAATCAAATACTTCATCAGTTTCATACTCCCAACTAAAGACATTAACTATTTCTATATCTGTATCATAACCTTCTTTCCAATCTAATGCCATCTGATAGTTCTCTTTATTTGGCTCAAGAATAACATGACGTTTCACACCTTGTTCTTGAAACTCTGTAGCAGTCCACCCCATTCCAAAGCCAAATTCTAATACTGAACTTGGATGGAGCTTATCACATAATAGTTTTACACCTTTCTTCAAATATTCTTTCTCTTCTTTATATAATATATTCATACCAGCTATTGTATAGTCTGTTTCAGTTTCTTCAAAAGTTCCATCTATCCATTCTTGTAGTTCCATATTATGCAGTATAAAAATTCAAACTTGCTACACCATAACAAACTTCTAGGTCTGCGTCCCAATAAAAAGTAAGTATATCGTCTTTATTACTACCATCAGTTAAATCTGGAGGACTACCACCTGCCCATCTAATAGCTCCATCAGCAGCACCGTCATTATCACCAGCATTATCACCAGAGTCTAAGGTTGCAAAAGCAGCGATTGTCCTTGTAGAGCCATCTTGTTTTACTACTAATAAGAAATTACCTGATGTATCGGGGAATTTTAATGATAAAGTGCCAGAGATGCTTCCACCAGCCATATCTAATTCAGCTTTATTACCTGTCGTAAAATCTACCGTTACATTTGTATCATCAGTATATGATATTTTATCAAATCCTACACCACATCCATCAAACTCAACATGACCATCAATATCTAAAGTTAAATGAGCATCAGCTGCAGCATTATCAGTTGCAGATATTGTAGTAGCACCAGCATCTGTTACTATTATCTTAAACGAATCACCAGTATCATTGCTATCAGGAACTAGTTTTATTGTTGTATCTGAAGTACTATTTACTATACCAAACCTTTGTTGTCCGTTTTCATAAATAATAAAATCTTTAGCAGCAGCCATCCGCACCTGCATTCCACCTGATGAAGTCAATTTTGAATCACCACTATTTTGTTGTTCGAAGAGTAAATAGTCATCATCATCATAAGATAACTTTAAAATATTGCCAGTACTCATTACTTCAAGAGCACTATCTGGGTCTGAAACTCCTATGCCTACATTACCAGTAGGAGTTAAAAGAATATCAGCTCCAGATGCCATAGTTAAATCTGTACCATCGCTAGTTATATACTCACCAGTATCAGCAAATTCTATCTTTTTTCCCGAAGCTATAAACAATGAACTTGCAGAAGAATCTAACCTAAAAACCTCTGTAGATGTACCGTCAGCTATATCTCCTTTAAATATAGTGTCACCTTGTATATCAAACGTAAGATTAGCTTCCTCACCGTTATCGCTATCTACTGTAGAAATAGTAGTAGCCCCAGCAGCAGCAGTTTGTATTGCAAAATAATCAGAAGAATCAGCAGAACTTTTACATTTAATATCTATACCACCATCCATTACCTCCATATTTATACCAGAAACAGTACTGGCATCACCAGTACCATCAGCAGCTACATTCAAGTTTATACCTCTGTGTTGTAGAAACCCATCATCATTAGACGAATCTATATCTATTTGTAGCCCAATCATTCCAACAAAAGAATTAACATGATTTGTTACAGTGTCCGCCATGTTTATAACTAAACCAGTTGTTTCATTTGTTATTCCGCTACCAGTAACTCCACTTTTATCATAGTCTATATTTACTAAAGTTTTTGTAGTAGCACTTGTGAGACTATCATCTGCATCTATGACAAGAGCACTCCCAGTTGTTAAAGCAGTAGTTGTAATATCTAAGGCATCATTTGTAGTTGTAGCAGATGTCACTGAAACACCGCCATCATCTTGTATTGTTATACCTTCATCTCCACCATCATTTGAGATGTAGTTACCTTGAAGCTGTAAGTTTTTTAACAGCTTATGATTAGGTATCGAACCTGGGGATATGAGTCTAGTTTTTGGCATTATTTAAAATAAGCTACGTTAACATATTGAGATGATGTTGAACCTATGAGAAAAATACCTGCAAAAGATGCTAGTGCAAGAACGAGAGTCTCACCTCCATTTAATTTTATACCTGCACGACTACCAGCACTTCCAGCTAAAGTAGTCCCAGCAGTATATCCTACCATAACATATTCAGTATTTGCATCATCTGTTTGTATAAATATCTCCTTTGCATCAGTAATAGATTCGTTACAATGATTTGCATGATTTAATGCTTGAGCAGTGCTAGTTTCTGCTGCAAAATCGGGATAGTTTTTCCAAGTGCCAAATGCATCATCTTGTTCTGTTTCAACTGCAAGGCGACCATTGGAATTTACTAAGGCTACATCACCATCATGATCTGTAATTTTAACTGAACTTGTTCCAACTCTAGCCATTTAATATTTCCGATAAACCTGCCTTATCTATTTTATCAACTTTATTTTTAAGCTTTAATCTTGCAACTTCCTCAAGTACAGAAATCCGCCACTTTTCATATCTTTCTTTTGCACTTTTTATTCGATCTTCTTCTCTATCTGCTTTAACTGATATTTTCTTAATTTTCTGTTCCCACTTTATATATTCATCTTCTGTATTGTTAACAAGATTCTTTACAGCCTGAAGTTCATCATCAACTTTCTTTTTCTCTTCTTTGTTTTCAGATATTACATTCTCTAATGTTTTCTCTTCTGCTAATGCTTGATCTTCTGCATCAAAAAGCCTTTGTTCAAATCTACATACCATGTCCTCATGACTTTTAGCCTGCTTCTCAAGCTCTTCATATTTAGATTCATAAGAAAGCACTTTGCTATTATAGTCTACATAAAGTTGATCTACCTCAACTTTAATATCAGCAAGTTCATCAAGAGCATTATCCTTTTGTGTTTGAATTCCAGCAAGATCACTTTTAGATTCTGAGCATTTTGCTTTATAAAACTCAAGAGCCTCTATGTCTTTTTTAAGCTTAATCTCTTTATCTTCAAGTTTCTCAGTAGCACTTTCATATTCACAAAGCTCTTTCTCAGCATTGCCAATTTTCTTTAGCTTGTCAGCTAAAAGCTTTTCATTAGAGTATACACCACCTTTAAGTTTTTGAAATCTATCTTCTTGAAATTCAATCTCTATTACAAGGATGCTAAGCTTTTTAGATTCCTCAGCATATTGTTTTTCTAAAGATTTTAACTTATTACTATAATCCTTATTAGAAGATTCTAATGCTTTATTCTTAGCTTCAAGAGATTTATTCTTTTTAAGAACAACTTGCTTTAAATCCTTAGCAGATATTCGTACTTTTGGTTTTCCTATGGAAGCCATTATTAATGAAATGATAATACTGTTATAGCATCAGCATCACCAGCACCACCAGTAAGCTTTATTCTGTCCATCAAAAGCCCCTTTATGGTAATTGGAAGATTATCATGAGCAAATATTATGCTCTCGCCATAATCTGCATCCCCAGATACCAATATATTTAAAGTTATCCCATCATCATCAGCTACCGCACTTGCACTAAAAAGTAAAATTTCTTTTGCTGGCTGATTATCTCCACCCCAATCATCACTTGGCATTGGAGTTGTTCCATCTAATGTTAATATTTGACACCTGTAATTAGTATAAGCAGCTGCATTTGTTGCTTCTTGTACGGTGAAACCGTTTCTCCCATATTGTGTTGCCATATTTATTCTCCTTTTTAGAGTTACACTTTAAGCTCTTGGCAGAGCGTGAGCGTGTTATTTGTTTTCGTTTTCTAGTACTTCCTTTGGTAACATCTGTACTATAACTTCTAAAGCACCTTGGGCTTTTACAGCCATTGTTTGATACTGTTGAAGTTGTGTTTGAAGAGTTGTTGCAATTTCTTTAAGCTCTTCTACTGATTTACCATTTGGAATTTCTTCTATTACTTTTGTTTCTTCATTTATATTATTTTTCTTACTCACTTTATGTCTCTCCTTTTAGTTATTGCTCTCTAAGGCTTCCACCTTAGCTGATAATTCTTGTATAGCTTTTAGCATTTTGTAATATATACTCTTATTCAGTTGTCCATGTTGTTGATGTTGAGGACATTAATTTTCCTTAAAGATTTGGGACTGCCAAGCCCCTAACGCCAGATTTGCGAGACCTTTGTTTCATCATTGTATTTTCATACATCTGCCTAAAATAAGTTGCTTGTTCAAAATTTCCTTGATCCTCATATAGCCTTGATTTCATGTAGCAAACTAAACTTGGATGAAGACTTGTATCAAGTCCAATATCTGTATCTAAATCTTGAGTTATGGCAGTAACAGTTTCATACTTTGACTTATATGTCATGCGAATACCATCATCAATAAATAATGATCTCCAACTACCAGTCTCATCATCACTATTTCCATCACTAGGATCATCAAATGTAAATATATTAGCATCAGTAACAGTAACAGCATAACTTCCATCATAACTTGTTGTGCCACTTATTGTTATTCTATCATTTGTAGCAAGTCCATGAGATGCTGACGTAGCTGTAGCAGTACTACTATCTCCATCTAAATCTGTTATAGTACCACTTAGATTACCATCTCCTTGGAATGTATCAAATCTTTCTGCTGTACGCTCACCTGAAGCGGTTGAAGTAATATCAAGTGAAAGTATTGCTAAACGCTGGTCATCATTGAACCATGCAAAATAACTATTTGGATAATTTCTCTCTGCCATTTTATCTCCTATTTAAGTGAATCATTAGCAGCATCAGTATCAGCCCTAAGTAATTTGTGAGGATCAGTAAGCTTTGGAATCATTATATATCTATCATTTGAATCTAGTATTTCTATTCTCTCAATACTTAAAACACTAGCTGGAAGATCATACCAACGCTTGTTCTTTTCAAGATCAGTTAATGAAGATGCAAGATAGCCTTGCTTCTTATTAGCTATATCCATCAATCCATCATTTATAAGCTGTACTAAATAAGCTTCAGGTTGTCTCCCGAAAATACTTTCTAATTGTAAAAATACGGTTTTAATTGTCATTATTAACTTCCTTTTATAGCTGCCAAACCACGTGCATATTCTGCTGTTAATTTTGCATATTGTGCATCATACCATGTATATTTTTGATTAGCCCTTGCAATTCTTGCATTAGCCTCAGCAACGTATCCATTTGCATCAGCAATAAATCCACTAGCTTGACCTGAAAATCCATTTGCTGTATTTATATGACCTTGTACTGCCTGCATCTTAGCTCCCACAAATGTAGACCTTGCACCAACCTCAGAAGCATATCCACTAGCTTGAGCAATATACGCTTGAGCTTCTGATAAATAAGCACTTCCATTAGATATTATTGAAGCAGCTTCTTGTAGATATGCAGCACCAGCTGTTAACCTAGATTGAGATTCTTGTCTTTTTGCCCCTGCCTGTGCTAATCTTACATTAATTTCTCCAATATATCCATTTGCTATATTAATTTTAGCTGTAACTTCAGCTGCATATCCATTGGCAATAGACATATACCCTTGAGCTGTTGATATTTTTCCTCCCCATGCAGTAGCTTTTGCATTCACATGTGCATGCCGTCCAGTAATTTCAGCACCCCATGAATTTATTTCAGAAACAAGAGTTTGAGCCATTGTATTCCACTCTGTTATGTGTGCTTGTACAACTTGAAGTTCAAATTGTGCAACATTTAATGTTGCTTGTGCTTCTTGCATAGATGCACCTGCAAGGTCTATATCTTCAGCTGTAACCTGATCATTAATATCTTTAAGGATTTGATGTAAATCAGAATCAGCCTCTGGAGAATCACCATTTATATAATTAACAGCTCTATCCAGATAAGTCTTAATATTTGTCATGGCTGAACTTCCAGTTAAATATGTAGACTCATCTCCGAAAAGAGCAGGATCAGCAGCGTCAGCTCTAAATTTATTAATAGCTCCATTCATGCCTTGAAGGGCTTGTTGAAAATTGCTACTGCTACTATCTGTATCTGAGAGTGCTTGTGCTAAAGATGTTGATATACCATCTACTTCTGCATTGGCAAGCCCAATTTCTACATGCATATTATCAACTTGTCCCTGTGTCTCATCAAGTTCAGTCTTTAAAGCTGTAAGGGCAGTATTTACCGCTCCTTCACTGTCAGTCTCCCCTAAATCAAGAAGGCCAGTAGACTTATCAATCTCATCACTCCCTTCAACAATTACATTATCAACCTTATCAATCTCATCACTTGCTTCAACTATTATTTCATCAACTTTATCTAATTCTGTATTAATTGCAGTAAGAGCGGTTGCAAAATCACCACTGTTATCTGTATTTGAAGCTATTTCTGCAGCCTCTGTCTTTGCAAGACCTATTTCTGTTGCCATATTTGAAAGAGCTGTATTTGCACTTCCTAGTCTTGTTGTAATAGCACCAAGGGCAGTTGTATCTATAGCTGCATCTGTTTGAAGAGTATTCATTTGGTACAAACATGCTTTTGTAGAAGCATATAATACAACAAGATGTTCTACTTCATCGGGGAAATTTGCTATTGTTGTAGAATCAAAAGCTACAGTTGGATATGTTATGTGATATGCATTAGCTGGCTGTGCATTTGTGGGAGTAGGTTTAACAAATAATTTAGCTTCATCAGAAGAATCACTTGTTATCCAAAATGCAGGATCGGTAACAGTCGCATAATAAGTTAAATTAGTTGAATCATTCGTAAGGTCTCCATATTTACCATCAACTTCTCTACATGGAATATAATAACCACCAGAGTCAGCAGATAAACGAGTAACACTTAAAATATCCCCAATTCCATCTAAATCAAGAGTTGTTCCATTAGTTGCATTTATTATGCTTATTGTAGAACATTTTGCTTTTAATTTTGCTGGAAGTTGATTTATGATCTCCTTAGCACCATCAGTGAGCCATTGTGTTGCATGGGCAGAAAGCACTTCCCCAGAAGTACCTGTCGTAGAAGCATCATCAGCATTATAATTAGCTAATGAATGTATTTCAGCTGCAAAATCCCAAGCCATTATTTATTCATCCTTTTTATTGAATCATCTACTGTTGTTTCATTGAATTCCATTTTTGTAGTTCCAGACAAAGTAGTACGCATGTTCACATAATCTTTAACCTTATCATGCTTCTTGACATAATGTCCACAATCACATTTCATCTCTGCTTTGGTTTCGCATTCCATCCTTTTATTGCATTTGTGACAGTAAAATATTATAGCCATATTATTTCTTTTTCCCTTTTAATGCTTTTTTTGCAAGCTTTTCTACAGCCCTTTTTTTTCTTTTCTTGGCTTCATCTATTACGTCAACTGGATATACTTCTTCAGGCTTTTCAAATTCTTCCCTTTTAGGATAATAGAAACCTTCCCATTCTCCAGTCTTTTTAACAACATCAGTAACATCTACTTTTCTACCTTCTTTATATTGTGGCATACTTGGTGCTGTTGGAGGTCTAACTTGTCCACCTAATTGATAGCTCTCACTACGATCACGTGCATCTGCCATTGGAATTCCTGCTTCTTCTATATTTTTTTCTATTCTTGCTTCAGCTATTTCAGGGTCTTCCCCTGGGTATCGTTTAAATTTTGGCATTACTTTCTCCTTTTTCTAGCATCGGACATCGGTAAATCTCCATGCTTGTTAACATATTCTAACATATCTATTGTACTCGCATTTACAGAATTTCTTTTAATTATAAATTCTCCACCTTCAGCTTCAATTGGAATACCACCACCTTCATGACTTGGCCCATTCAATACTCCACCTTCAGGATACTTCTCCCACTCTTTAGCCATCTCTGGCTTATTAGCATGCATCCATTTTTTTTGTTTATCTGACTTAAATGGCATTATCTTAAACCTCCTCCACCACGTCTGCGATCACCTCTATAGCCTTTACCTCTACGTCTACCTGCTTCTACTTTATGTTCAGGAGGCATTGCAACAATAATGGGATCATTGGTTAAAAGTGTTGTTAATATAAGTGCTTTAATTATCATAATTTTTATTAGCTTGTTAGGGGCAAGCCCTTTATACGACCTGCCCCACAGTAAGCAATTCTGTTAATCCCTATGTATTAGGATTAAGCTATAGTAGTTGCATTGGCTGAGAAATCGGAATCAGATAAATCCTTAACATAAGCCTGACAAATCCATTGTGTACCTGTAGAGATAAATTCTGCTCTATCTCCTGGCGTTGAATCAGCAGTGAAGACGAAAAAATCGTCACTTGCAACTGCAAAATTACCAGCAGTACCGTCAACTTCATGTACTTGACCTATGTTTATTAGATTAGCCCCACTTCCCATATCAACATTGACTACCTGATCCATCGAACCATCAGTAGCAGCAATACCTTCTGTTAATATTACAGTGCAATACCAGCCTGCTAAGCCAATATTTGGAAGAGTTACAGTTGTCTCAGCAGCTGGATTAACAAGAATAAGTTTTCCTGAATCAGCAGCAACTAAGGTAACATCAGCAGTAACAGATTTGATTTTATACTCTTTATACTGCTCTCCATAGCTTCCACTATTACTATTTAGTACGTCACTTCTCATAGCTTACACTCCTTCAAAGTTATACAACATGTGAGTTTCAGGAAGAGCTACTTCAAGACCTGCTTCGGTTAGAATCATGTCTTTACGTAAATCTTCATCAGCCTGTTGTACATTTGTAGTTATGTGAGTGTCTCTATTGATGCCATTTCCAACCAGTGGACGATAAGCGATCTGCGACATATCAATAAGTGCTAACATTGAATTTGCAAAACCTCTAAATAGAGGCTCTTTAACCAAAGCAAGAGAACCGTGGACAGTATCAACTCTCATGATCTTATGTCCAAAAGAACCAGTTTGCTTTCCAAAGTCAATATTATATGCACCTGCATCTGTCGAACCCTGTAATGTATTGTCTAAAAATGAAGATGTAGCAGCATGTCCAAACGTACCACCTGCACCTAATTTATTAAACATTGTTACTACTGGAAGACTTGCAAGAGCAAGTTTATCGCTAGAACCACCCCTAGCAGGATCAAACAGAACCTCAAAGTCACTAAGAAACAAGTCGTAACTAAACTCGGTAGTTGTTACAGTCCTATAATAAGGTGAACCAGAAGAATATGAAAGTGCACTTGTACCGCCAGTAGCAGCACCTGCATTTGCAACAATCATACCTATGATACCCTCAGAATAAGCTATACCGCCTCTTCGAGCTTTTTGACCGTACAGCATTGCACGCTCAATATCTACTTTATGTTCTCTTAGTTTAAGATTCCATATTCTTTGCCATTCATTTGCATACCCACGATAATTAGTAGCAATAGCTGAATTTGTCATCTCAGCTGCTGTTTTAAAGATTTGTGTGTAACCAAATTCATCATCAAGTTGACTTGACCATGTATCGGGAGACCCAGACCCCTCTTCAAAAGCAGTACCAACAACCGTACAAGGAGCATTATCAGAAGCAGCACCATATCCTGAGATGGAAGAACTTGAAGTTGCAATTACTTTACCAGTAAAATGCGTTGAAGTTCCTGCTGCGTCCTCTACAGGAGCATCTTCGATGCGTACTGTAGAATATGCTTTACCATTTGTATCATCAACTGTTTCAATCGCAATAACCATTCCTTTGATCAGCCAGTCAATAGAATTAGCTGGAGTATCTGCGTCAGTTACTTTTACTGTGTAACTTGTGCCTGCAACTAAAGCTCCTAATGCTTCTGATAGTTTGAAATTGCGACTTGTCCAATCAATTTTTGATCTATTTTCCAAGAAACGGAAAACGG